TCACAAGGTTCGCAAGGTAATCAAGGAGTCGTTGGAACCACAGGTTCACAAGGTTCGCAAGGTAATCAAGGAGTCGTTGGAACCACAGGTTCACAAGGTTCACAAGGTAATCAAGGAGTCGTTGGAACCACAGGCAATCAAGGTTCGCAAGGTAATCAAGGAAACCAAGGAGAACAAGGTTCTCAGGGCGACCAAGGATCACAGGGTGACCAAGGATCACAGGGTGACCAAGGATCACAGGGAGAACAAGGATCACAGGGTGACCAAGGATCACAGGGAACAACTGGAACCGCAGACACAATTTTCTTAGCAACTAACTTTGGAGGTTTATAACTATGCCAGTGACAGCAACACCAATATTCGCTCAAGCCCCATACTTTGTTGCAAAAACACTTGCAGCACAAACAGCTTGTACAACTAGAGGCCCAACAGCAACGGCTAACCTTGCAGCAGCAAATATTATAGAGATTGTACCAACTTCTACTAATGGATTAAGAATTGACAGCATTCAAGTCAATGCTTGCTCTACTTCTTTTGTCGCAGCTACCGCTGGTAATATTGTAGGAATTTGGGTATGGGATGGCACTACAGCTTTCTTATTCACAGAAATACTTGTGACTGCTGTTACACCTTCAACTACTGTTGCTGGATTTACTACCACATTGACTTTTGCTAATCCTCTTGTTTTACCATCTACATTTAAACTTTTTGCTTCGCTTAGTGTTACTACTACTGCTAGTACTACTGCATTACAAGTTTGTGTAATGGGGGGAAGTTATTAATGGCTGGAGCGTTTAACTATGGAATGATACCAAGTAATTCGCCAAAAGGTTCTGCGTTTCAAGCAGTCCAAGAGACTACTATATCGTCTGGTATTATTCAAATGTTTGCTGGTCCTACTGCTCCAAATGGGTGGCTGATATGTGACGGAAGTACTGTGAGTAGAAAGACTTATGGTGATTTATTCAAAGTTATTGGAACCACATATGGGGCTGGCAATTCCAACACCACATTTACATTACCCGATATGAGAGGGCGATTACCTATCGGTGCTGGAACAGGAACATCGCTTACTGCTAGAACTTTAGGGGCGAATTTAGGTGCAGAGACAGTAACATTAGCACAAACAAATCTTCCACCTCATACTCATACCGCTACAGTTGGAACACAAAGTGCCAACCATACACACACAGGCACAAGCGGTAATATATCTGCGGATCATATTCACAGTTACGGAACACCTATAGGAACTACTGGAGCTACAAATGGTATCATAGACTCACTTACTGCTAGTAGTTCTGGAACACCAGTAACTGGCGGTTCATCTGTTGGTCATACCCATTCAACGACATTCGGAACAGGAAGTGCTACCCATACACATACGGTGACGAATTCCAATACTGGAAGTGGAACAGCGTTTGGAATCATGCCACCATCAATAGGTGTTAATTTTATTATTAAAATATAGGTGAAAATTGGCTGGATCTTTTTCGTATAATGCGATACCTACTAACTCTCCAAAAGGAAGTTCGTTTGAGCCTATAAAAATACCAATCGTACCAACTGGTGTAATAGAAATGTTTGCTGGTGCTGTTGCTCCAATTGGATGGTTAATTTGTGATGGAGGTATTGTAAGCAGAATAGCTTTTAGTGATTTGTTTAAAATTATAGGCACTACTTATGGCTCTGGCAATTCTAATAGTACATTTACTTTGCCAGACATGAGGGGTAGAATGCCCATTGGTGTTGGTTCTGGTTCTAATTTAAATACAAGGTCATTGGCAGGAACTGTTGGTGCAGAAACAGCGACATTAGCAGAAACTAATCTTCCTTCTCATACTCATACTGCTTCAGTTGGAACAGAAAGTGTTACACATACACATACAGGAACAAGTGGTGGACAAAGTGCAGACCACACACACAGCTTTTCTCATACTGCTGGCACAAGTGGTTCGTATGGTTTAATGGACTCAGCCACAGCTAGTAGTTCTGGTCAACCAAGCACTGGCGGGGTATCAGCAAATCACACCCATGCTACTACAACAGGAACGGAAAGTGCCAATCACAATCATTCGGTGTCTAACTCTAATACTGGAAGCGGAACGGCATTTGGCATTATGCCTCCATCCATAGTTGTTAATTTCATTATAAAAATATAGGTGTAAATTGGCTGGATCTTTTTCTTATAATTCGATACCGACTAATTCTCCTAAAGGTAGTTCCTTTCAAGGTTTACAATCATCCATTACTCCTATTGGTGTTATAAGATTTCTTGCTGGTTCTGTGATTCCAAATGGTTGGGTTGCATGTGACGGAAGTGCTGTAAGTAGAAAGACTTATAGCAATTTATTTAAAGTTATAGGAACAACATATGGATCTGGTAATTCCAACGATACTTTTACTTTGCCCGACATGAGAGGCAGGGTTCCAATTTGTGCAGGAACAGGTACTTCTTTAACGACTAGAACTTTAGGATCAAATGTAGGAGCAGAAACAGCTACATTGTCTGAAGCTAATATGGCTTCTCATACACATGCAACTACGGTAGGAACACAAAGTGCTAATCATACACACTCAGGAACAAGCGGTACAGTTTCTGCTGATCATACACATGGTTGGGGAAGAAATGTGGGATCAAGTGGTAGTTATGGTTTGAGGGATGGTGCTAATAGAAGTGCTAATGGAACTCCAAATACTGGAGGGGTATCAGCAAATCACACCCATGCAACTACCACAGGAAATGAAAGTGCCAATCATACGCATTCGGTTACGAATTCCAGTACTGGAGGTGGAACTGCATTCGGCATTATTCCACCAGCGATAGTCGTTAATTTTATCATAAAAGCATAGGAGCAAAAATGTTAAGCTTAAGTATCATACTGACAAATAGGATAGATAACTCTGGAATAGCAACAGAGGACATATACAACATCAATCTGATTAAAACAAATTCAAATGGTGTTTCAAGAAATATAACCATGCCAGTTTTACTTGACTCAGAAATTGGCAAATTTATATCTAAACTCTCTGATCAAACATGGGATTATATAGCTGCTGCACCGCCAGATGCTCTCTCTCAAGCAAAGGCATGGTCATTTCAAAATATAGATAATGAATGGGCAGCTTTAGAAAAAGTTGGTTGGGATTCTGGTCGTGGCTATCGTTTAGGCATTTCCCCCTCTGATGTGGCACTTCTTGTAGGTGTGTTTTCTCTTGCAAAAGAGGCAGCAGCATTGGGCCTAGAACTTCCGCACCTAATTAGCATGGATAATACACCCATTGTTTTCTCATCTATACAAGAAATGACCGCTGTTCTTTTAGAATATGGCCAATCTCGTTCAATCTTAGCCAGCACTTTTGCAGAAAAAAGAAAGGTGGTAGAGAATGCCACAGAAGTTGGAGTGACAGGTGTAATTTAATGTAGGCACAAACACATTATTTGGGGGTTAGAACAATGGATGATAAAGACTTTATCCTATTAATTGAACGATTAGGTGTTTCTTGCAGCTTTTTAATATTCTTTGTTTGGGCAACTTACAAAGCATCCACTTGGTTGGGTGAAAAGATTATCCTCCCTTTGCATGATAGACATATCAAATTTATAGACAGATTGGAAAATGGGCTAGAAAATGTGGTTAAGAGCCAAGAAAATACTATGGAGATACTTAATCAGATACTGTTGAACACTAGGGAATTGCACGAACTTAAAAGAAATAAGAAGGAAACTGCCAATGCAGAATGAAGTTGTTTATACAAATGACACCACTGTTGCCATAGAGTATACTGTATTAAATAGCAATGAGTGTACTTACATATATACAAGTGGGTTTGTTTATGGCATGTGATTGTGCTCCAGATCAAGGTGCTGTTTATCCACCAAATTATGTTGGTGCAGCAGTAAATGCAGCTTCGTTGTTGCTAATAGAATGTGATGATTGTTATGGAAGATGCACTTACAAAATACAAAGTGTTGGTCAAATAGATACTTGGGTTTTAAATGCCAATACTTGTTCTGAAACAATGCCTTCTGATTCTACTGCTCCAGCTTCAAGCATGAGTGTAATTTATATTGCTTGGGAATAACAATGAAGTTAACTGATGATATAAAAAATAAAGTACAAGAATTATATGATTCAACACCAGATGATGTTCATGGTGTTTCTTTTGGATTTAAATACACAAATAATATAGACACTGGGAAAATAAGCATTGTTTTTAATGTAATAAAAAAATTAAATGAAAATGAATTAAGCAAAGATGAAATACTACCAAAAACTATTCGTGTAAATGGAATTGACATAATAACAGATGTTGTAGAATCAGAACCCATAAAAGGTCTGGCTTGTTACAACGATTTGTATGGTCAACCACAAGAATATTTTAACTTTACTTCTACAAACATTCAAGTTACCAGACTGAGTGGTCAGTATGGAATGAGAGAACCATTTGAAGGAGGTCAAGAAATATGTCGTTTTCCAGATAAATATTCTGGAAGTTGGTTTACTACAAAACCTTATATAAGCACTAATGTTGGAACGATTGGTTTTTGGGCAACAGATGAAATAGATAATAAAATTGTTGGTGTTACTAATGCACATGTTGCAACTTTAGACTTCGTAATTGCCTCAGAAAGAAACACGCAAGCAGAATTAAATTATACATATAATATTTATGACGAATTAGAATGGTTTATTGATAAAAAAAAACATAGGCCAGGACTTTTTAGCTTTGATAATGACAGCACTAAAAAAGTTATCCGTATAGGTTCTACTAAAAGATATTATCCAGTTAGCTTAATAAATTCTAATTATATTGATGCTGCACTTTATTATCCAGAAAATGTATCTCACCTTAATCATATTCACACTCCAACAACTAATCCAGATAGTTATTCTTTAGAATATCCTTTTGCAACAACAGAAGAGATAGATGATTTATTATTTAATCCAACAGATGTTTATAGTACTGGTAGAACTACTGGTCCAAAAGGTTGGAATAGTTGTAAATTACAAATACAAGCCATAGGTTTTTCAACCACAGTTGGTTATGATCCTAGAGACTCTGAAATTCCTGTTCCATATTCTGATTGTATACAATTTAAATATCAGCCAGGTTACAACAATTCTTTTTGGCCAGTTTATTATGGGGATTCTGGATCTGCATTAGTTAAAGTTATTAATGGCGTTAAAAAAATTATAGGTTTGGTTTTTGCTGGAAGTAGAACAGAAGGTATAGCTGCAAGAATAGATAGAGTTGCATCTTTAATGAAGATAAAGGCTTATGATAGTACATCATCAACAACTCCATCGACACCTACTATTTATTCAATTAGTGTTACAGACCCAAGAATAAATCAACCAACATTAAATATAAATGGAAAGCTATATTATCAGGCTGGATTTAGAAGTTTGGGGGGTGCAACTCCAACGCCTACACCAACACCGACTCCTACACCAACACCGACACCTACGCCAACACCTACACCAACACCAACTCCTACGCCAACACCGACTCCTACGCCAACACCGACTCCTACGCCAACACCAACACCAACACCGACTCCAACTCCTACTCCAACACCTACGCCAACACCAACACCGACTCCAACACCAACACCAACACCAACTCCTACGCCAACACCTACGCCTACACCAACTCCAACACCTACGCCAACACCTACGCCTACACCGACTCCAACGCCAACACCAACACCAACACCGACTCCTACGCCTACTCCAACGCCAACGCCTACACCGACTCCTACGCCTAGCCCAACGCCAGTTGCCATACCCGCAAATAACATAAAATATAATGCTGGCGAAACATTAGACTTAAGATTAACAGATGATTATTATGCAATAGATGGTAGGGGCATAAATTTTATATCTGATGATTACCCAATTTTAAGTGCTGTAACATCAATTTTTTATGTTGATGGCAAAACAAATTTTTTAAAAACAATTTCTTATATTGACAACAAAACTTTAAGACTTGAACTTGGAACTATAGATCTACAAAGTATTGGTGCTGGAAGATGGTCTTATGAAATTAGATCTATTTTCCCTAGTGGTCATACTGTGACAATTACTGTTGGCAATTTAATTATTACGCCAGCATTTGGAGATTAAAAAATGTCTAATTGTATTGACCCATTGAATATAAATTTTAAACCATCTTATGAGGGAGAGCTTTTATTGTTGGGCGTATGCTCCTATACTGCAACAGAAAAAGATGGAAGTTTAAATTGGGAAGAGAATGAAGAATTGAAGGTTTATGGGGTTGGTGCTTGTAATTGCAGCGTGTCGCCTCCAAATATTAGTAGCACTTTACCAACTTCACAAGGACAAATATACTCTACTGGATCATGTTCTGGTAATTGTGCTGAAGGAAGCACTACATGTTATATTGTTGGCTTTTTT